ACTTAACTAATTGTCGAGCAAATAATTTAAAAACAATTTGTGCTAACTGTCAACGAATAATTCAGAAAGAAGGTAATCGCTGGAGGCAGGGAGACTTAGTCCCCGATTTTTAAATATTGTTCTAATCAATATATCAACATTCTTTTTTAACCGTTGCAAGTCGCCATTATTGTCAATAGTGTAATCACACATCCATTGCTCAATACTCATTGAACTAGGATCTTCACTAGGTAAGTGATCTCCTCTATCTACCCAAATAGCATAATCAAATATTTCTTCATTTTGCATTGCAAAGAATTCACGTTTATTACGCAGACCGCAATAGATATCATGTTCGTCAAATAAGTCACGCCCTAAACGTGCTAAGTCGTCTTTACAATAATCATGTATCATATTATACCATTCAGTACGATGATTGTGCCTATCTGCATAGCACTCTTCCTCATCTGTATATCCGTACTGATCTTTTAAGTCGTTAAAGATAAACAACTCTGAACAAAATTTACTTGATGATTGGAATGTATAACCGTATGTTTCTAATAGTTCACATACAGTATCTTTGCCATGGCGGCCGTGGCCAACGACTAATAGTTTAGGTAACACGCATTACTCCTTATTGAATATACTTTATAGTATACACTACACAAGCAAGTGTGTCAACCTTAATTGTATCCTAGATTAGCAACATATGTCATTTCTTCAGATAATAGTTCGGCTTCTCGAGCCTTGTATGCTGCTTCAAATCCTATAGCACCATATTCTGCTCTTTCAGTATTATTCCAAAGTCTTTTAAAATATGAATCGTATAATTTTTCAACAGTAGCATCTGATTCGCTTCTGTCAATTAATTGGCCTTTGACTAACCAGTTAAGTCGATTGGCTTCTTTGCGTACAAATGGACTACACATTATGTACCTCCGTGTTATATTGTATTTACAATATAACAAAATGTTGGCGCTAACGTTGGGGTATTTTAACCAATTAGGAAACCGTAGCCTGCTCCACCAGCAACTTGGTTGCTTACGTCGGCTTCTAGTTTTTCCATTTCTTGTACGGCTTCTGCTTTAAGTGTGTCACCATTAAGACTTGTTCCGCCTTGTGGTCCAGCAATAGTAGCAAACTTACTACGTGCTTCTCCTAGCATATATTTGCAGTTAGCCAATGTGTAATCTTTAATCCACTGGCTTGCAAGGTAGTCTTCTAATAACTGACTATCTGGCCTATGATTATAACACATTAATAATACTTCTTCATTTGCTCTTGGACGTTGGAATAATGTAAGTTTTTTAGTTGGAGAGTTCCATTTAAATTCAATATATGATCCAAACATTCTACCAACTAATTCTTGGTATTGAGCAAACATATCATATGTTGCTAGTCCGCCCATTTGAGTAGAGCCACTTAGTAAATATGTGTTTGTATATGCAAGGTTAAATGGTTCAAATACTGTACCACCACCGCCATTGCCTGTTCTTGAACCAATTGATCTACGGAAAATCTTTCTGACTTCAATTACTTCTTTTGGTAAAATATAATCGTTAGTGTCTTCTATTAATGGTAAGAAAATATACGATTCTTCTACACTGTGATCGCTTCGTTGTCTATATTTTGACAATGCTTTGCCTAATCCTATTTCGTAATGTGCAGGATCAAGTTCAACATCGACCATCCCGCCACCTAATAGCGTATGAACGTAATCATAAACTTCTTGTTTTTGCTTAATTATATCTGTCATTATTGATTGTCTCCGTACTAGTATTTATCATTAAAGCCTTTTCGATAAATATGTATATGCCAAGATTAAGTTTATACAAACCACAAAAAGGTAATGATTACAAATTTATAGATCAACGTATCTATGAAATGTTTACTATCGGCGGTACTGATATTAATATACACAAGTATATAGGTACAGACGATGGTGATTCAGTAAAGGATCATACACAAATACAAGATTTGCTATTTTTAGAAAATAGAGATCGTAAATACGATTCCGACATATACACTGTTAGAGCTGTATACAATATACAAGATATTGATTTTGATTTAAGCCAGTTTGGTTTGTTTCTAAGTAATGATACTTTGTTTATGACTATACATATTACATCAAGTGTTACTGCAATCGGAAGAAAAATTATGAGTGGGGATGTTATAGAACTGCCCCACTTAAAAGACGAATATGCTGAGAATGATTTTGCTACAAGTCTTAAAAGATATTATGTAGTTGAAGACGTTAACAGAGCAGCTGAAGGATTTTCTCCTACATGGTATCCACATTTATATAGACTAAAATTAAAAGCAATAGTTGATAGTCAAGAATATAAAGATATTTTAGAACGTCCTGAAAATGATGATTTATTTTTAGGTGATTATGACGAAACTATTACATATGCTATAGGTGAGACTATAAAATATAAAGGTGTACTATACGAAGTTATACAAGAAACTATAGGCAACCTTCCTACAGACACAGTATATTGGCAACAATACCAAGATAATACTTTACGAGATTTACTTAGCACTTACGAAAAAGAAATGCAAATTAACAATGCTGTACTTTCAGAAGCTGAAGCAGATGCTCCTAAAAGCGGTTATGATACAAGTCATTACTATACTGTAGATGTAGACGATCGTGGAAAAGCAAGTATTAATACTGTTGAAGATCCTAATGCAAGTGCTCCTAGTAAATCTGGTTATACCGGATACTTAGTAAGTAATGGTGAGCCACCAAACGGTGCTGCATTTGGAAGTGGTATTAACTTCCCAGCAGAAAATGACGCAGGTGATTATTTTTTACGTACTGACTATTTGCCAAACAGACTATTTAAGTTTGACGGGCAGAGATGGCTAAGAATGTATGACGATGTTAGAATGACAATGTCTAACACAAGTGAAAGAAAAACTCAACTTACATCGTTTATTAATAATGATACAGTTAGCGATATTGGTGGCGATCCTGTTACAGAAAAGCAAGCACTATCAAAAGCACTACGACCCAAGGCGGATAACACATAATGGATTTCTTTTACGACGGACAAATTAGACGTTATATTACTCAAATGATTAGACTTATGAGTCACTTCAAAGTACAAGACGGTAACGGAAATGAAACACAGGTTCCGGTTATGTACGGTGATTTAACTAGACAGGTTGCAGGTATTATACGTGACAACTCTGAAAATAAATTGCCAAGTGCTCCTAGAATGAGTGTATATGTCACAGGTTTAGAAATGGATCGCACAAGGACAGCAGATGCAAGTTTAGTTAGTAAAGTACATATTAGAGAACGTGCATACGATGAAAATAATAACGAGTATCTAAATAAACAAGGCAAAAACTATACTGTTGAACGTGCAATGCCAAGTCCATATATATTAAAAATGAGTGTTGATATATGGGCAAGTAATACTGAACAAAAGTTACAAATAATGGAGCAAATACTTGTATTGTTTAATCCTAGTTTTGAAATACAAACAACAGATAATTATGTAGATTGGACAAGTCTAAGTGTAGTTGACTTAGAAGGAGTTACATTTAGTAGTAAAAGTATTCCGGTAGGTGTTGATAGCGATATTGATGTAGGACAATTACAATTTAGTAGTCCGATATACATATCGCCTCCTACAAAGGTTAAACGACTCGGTGTTGTTACAAACATTATTAGTAACATGTTTAACGAAAGTTCAGGATCTATCGAACTAGGTGTTAATCTTAACATTGGTGCGCAAGACGGTGCAGATCCTATATTTAAAGCCGTTGGTAGCGAATCTGAAACTGTAGTAGACAAAGGAGAATTTCCAAACGCCGGCGATGGCGTAATGGATATCGATACTACATTTAGATGGGATCATTTAGTATCTGCTTCCACTTATCAAAATTACGGATTAATGGTACTTGGTAACGAAGCACAACTTATAAATCGAAATAACGTAGGCGAAGTTAGTTGGGAAGAACTAGTTGAAGCAGTTCCTGGATCGTATAAAGCAGGAGTTAGTAAACTGTATCTAAAAACAGACGATAGCGATACTTACATTGCAGGAACATTTACAATTAACCCATTAGACGTAACAACTATTGTTATTAACTTTGATGAGTTTAGAGACGATACTGCTATTACAGGTCCTGCAGGAACAAGAACATCAATTGATTATATTGTTGATCCATTAAGATTTGATCCTACACAAGAAAAGTCACCTGGTATACGATTAATGTTACTAGGCGATATTGGTAATTTAGAAAACACAGACGGATCAGATGCTTGGAAAAATTCTAATAATAGTGACTTTATTGCTGGCGAAAACGACATTGTTGAATGGGACGGCAGTGCTTGGTCAATTGTATTTGATGCAAGTGAAACGTCAACAGTTACATACGTAACTAATCTTAATACATCTTATCAATATAAATGGACCGGAGAGTTTTGGATACGTTCATACGAAGGTGAATACTCAGGAGGAACCTGGGGAATGCAGCTCGACGGCTAACTATTAGTATGACCGAGATAGTTTGCAGTGGTGCGCTTTTTTATTCAAAGCAAACCAAAAGAATATTTTTATTACAAAAGGCCGAAGGTAAAAATCGCGGTACTTGGGGACTTGTTGGCGGCACTAATTTAAAAGACGAAAGTGCATGGCAAGGTCTACAACGAGAAGTTGAAGAAGAAATAGGTTTCCTACCTCACATACTCAAATCAATTCCATTAGAAACGTTTATTTCTAGCGATGAAAAATTTAACTTTCATACATATCTATGTGTAGTAGATGAAGAGTTTTTACCTATTCTAAGCAATGAACACAAAGGCTGGGCATGGAGTGAAATTAGAGATGCGCCTAAACCCTTACATCAAGGGTTGCGCAGAAGTTTTTCTACAAAAATTATAGTTAATAAATTAGAAACAATATTTGACGTAATGGATTTAATATAAAAAGGACCATTACGGTCCTTTTGTTTTATTACTGATGCGGAACATCCATTTCCAATGTAGGATCAAATTCATACGGGTCAGCTAAGTGGGCATCTTCTGCATGTGCAGGAGGCATATCAATTTCATACGCTAGTCCAATAGGGTTTGGCAAAGGTCCGTCTTCAATATAAGGATCTGGTTTTTCTAGTATGCCTTGATCGTCATCGTCTGGATCGTTGTCGGGCGGAATTGGTCCAACAATATATGAATTTGAAGACGTTCCAAACTGCATGTCTTCTGCATCTACTAATGTAGCATCGCCTTGCGGCTCGTCAACATGATTAAAAAATCTTTTTGCTGCTGATCGTGAGTCAAACCAACTATATCCATTGACAGGATAGCTATAAGTATCTTTCTCTGAACGCTGAATAGTTGTGCCATCAGGCCACTGAACAAAGTTTGGAGCAAACCCCAAGTCTCCGTCATTCATGCAATAAAATCCCGACTGTGTGTCTTGCGTTATTTCTGTAATTTCTGTCATTTTTGTTACCTTATCCGTTTAGAATCCAATTTTTATTAAGAGCTATATCTCTGTCAGCTTGAGTTAATGTTTGCAATCCGAGGTTACCACTTATAAACAATGTATATGCTGTAGCCCGTGTTGTACCGTCTGGCTTTAACTCAGGGCTACTATTGTCAACTAAGTTATTAAACATATTTACAAGTTGATCTCTATCAAAACTTGAGTTTTTAAAATGCATCTGTCTACGTACATTAATAACATTAACTTCTTGTAGTGAGCTACAATCTACAATAAACTCATTTATACCTGCTGCTGCACTTGTTGACTCAGTAGTAACATTATTGAAATCATAAGTTCCTGGTAACTTTTTAAGTGCTCTACAATATCCCCACATACGTGCAACATTTGTTGCGCCGCTAGTATCAAATGTAGCATCTACATTCGAAAGAGTCTCACTGGCATAGAACATGTAACGGAAGTCTGTACAACTTGCACCAGGACCATTTAAGTCCGGAAGATACATCATTGCTCTTGGGTTGATAGCAAATGCATATGCATTAGTACAACTTGATAAATCAACACCAGCTGGCATTTCTCTAAGAGCATACATGTATGCAAAAGCGTATCTCATGTCGCCGCCATTTGAAGTATCCATTGTTGGTAGATATTCAACATTACGACAACTCTGTAAGAATTGGTAAAATCTATTGATTTGACCGAAGCTCATTGTCGGTAATGTATTAATTGTAAAACAGTTAGTAAACAATCTATAACCGTCAAAGCTCTTTGGAGTGCCATCAGCAGTTAAATAAGTCTTGTTAAAGAAGTTAGCTGGAATTTCTCGAAGATTGTAACAGCCATAGAAAATATAATCTAAGTTTGTATTTTGAGTAACTGCGGTTCCGTTGATATCAGTATTGATATTGTTTATTTCAATATCCGGAACTTCTTGTAAATTATGACAATCCCAAAACATTGCATCATAGTTACGAAGCCATGTAGTATCAAATTCATTATTAGTTTGATTAAACGATTCTAACACACGACAGTATCTAAACATTCCACGCATGTCAATACACTTACTTGTATCAAAGTTAAACGGAATTGTTGCTAAACTCAAACAGTTATAGAACATGTAATAAAAAGTAGTAGCATTCGACGTGTCTAATTCTATATTTGTAAATTCTTGCAGCGAATTACAATTATAGTATAAATCACGGAACTCGGTTGCTTCATTAACTAAGTTAAGGTTACGTAGTGCTGGTGATTTACGCAATGAAATACAACTGTGGAAAATACCACGTAGTCGTGTGGCACTTCTACAGTCTAATTCCCAATCAAGACCTGTTAGTGAGTAACAGTTAATAAACATACGATAAAAGTCAGTAACGCTTTGTGTATCAATATATCCAATTTCAGTTAAGTAGAAGCAACTTGTAAACAAGTTATCAAGGTCAACAACTAAGCTAGAATTAAGTAATACAGGTGCAACTCTCAACTGATTCATACCTGCAAACATACCATTAATACGTGTACATGCACTTAGATCAAACGTATCTTGAGTTAAACGTTTAAGGTTAATACAACCGTTAAACATGTTATCAGCTCTTTCAATATTAGATGTATCAAGAGCTGGTAAATATTCCAGTCTATAACATGCAAGGAACATTCTGTCCATTCGTGTAATATTTGAGTTTGAACCAACAAATCGTGTATACTTAACTTTAGTACATGATTCCATTAATCGATACGCATTAGTACACGCAGATAGATCAACTTCTGGCATTTCTGTCAACGACCTTAGTGATAAGAACATACCGTCCATACGTGTTACAGCACTAGTATCCATTGCTGGTAAGTATCTTATAGCATAACACCCTGAGAACATATATTCGCAACGTGTAACTTTAGCAAAGTCCCATGACACGTCACTAAATAATTCTAAGCAAAAACAGTTTTGAAATTGGTATTGTGAATATAAATTATTTTGGAAATTAAGCGAAGGTATATACTTTAATCGACAACAAAGTCGGTACATATAACTCATATTTGTAGCATTACCAGTATCTAATACAGGAGCAGTTTGCAACTGTCTGTTCAAATAGAACATATAGTGGAAATTGTTTGATGTTGCTGTACTAGGTAATGTTGGATATCCGTCGTCGCCTAAATTGTCACAGTGTCCAAACATAAAGTAGCAATCTGTTAATGAAGCAAATGGTAAGTTTGGTATTGATCGCATAGCCCAACAATGTCTAAACAATTGGTTACCACTTGTTTGACTACATGACGATGCAACCCAATGACATCTTTCTAATACAGAATGACGCCATACTGAGTTATACAAGTAGAACGTACCTACATTATTCATAGCAAATTTAATATCTAGCCAACCAGATGACGAATAGTTTGTTAGACCTGCTTGGTTATGTTTATCATTTAAATTAATAGCTGTAAGGTTGTTTCCGGCTTGCGGTGTTACAGTAACCATGCACTGTCTATATCCTCTACTAGTTAATGTAGAAGATGAAACACTGCTCCAATCATAATCATGTCGTGCTGTTGCATTACTTGAATAATTTTCAGTAGGCGTTCCGTCACCCCAGTCAATTGTATAAGCACCTTGCGCTCTAAATGTTAAAAAATTATGCGGCACATCGTGAATTGCAACTAACCCATAAAATACTTGGTCAGTTTCAACTACGTTTGGCATTGCTAGCCAGTCGCTTTCTCTTGTCCAACTAGACGGGTTTACTGGTTTTGTATTACCCGTAGCTGGATCTGCCGTTGGCGGCGTTGTTATCGGTGGCAAATTGCCTGTGGGTCTTGGTCCGTAATGTACGCCCATTTTAAATGTCTCCTTTTAACAATTTATATTGCTTTATCATTAGTACTTATACTCCGTTGCTAGTGGCGGAACATCTTTTCTGACTGCTGTGAAGCTCCAGTAAAACTTAAAGTTACCATCAGTATTTTCAGTTCTAACTTCAACTTGGTTATTAGCAATATCAACTGATTCTACCCATAATACCTGTCCGTGTTTGATATTAGTTAATTGTACATTAACTCCTTCTTCGCGGCATAGTGCATGGATATAGTCAGGTAGCTCAATAGTTGCTGTACCATTCTTTACAACTCCTTCACCAGTTAATCTTACACCATGATATGGTGATTCAAGTGAACCGTATTGTAATTTATGTCCTGGCTTAGCTGGATGCGTAATAAGGAAGCTCTTAGCAGCAGCAGTCATTGTGCCAGTAATATTTACGTTACCGTTAAATACTGACTGTCCTGTAACTTGTAGTCTGCTAACACCGTCGTTTGATGTTTGACCAACTAGTAAATAACTGTTACTTGCAGGAACTGCAATAAGTTCGTTGACGTCATTACCTTCTAATAATGTTTTAGTATCATTGTTTACTGAGAACACAGTACCAACTAGTGTATCTGTAATTGTAAACAACTGTCCAGCTGCACCGTCAAATCGTAAACCACCTGCTGGTTGATCCATTCTAGCAGTAATTTGCTGAATGCCGTCAACTGCTTGGAATTGTAAACTAGATCTAACAGCTAGAGCAACATTATTACTTGGATCTGTGTTAATAACATTTAGTTTTTCAGTGTTAAGCGTACCAGTGTGATAAACGTCTCCGCCAATACCTACACCGCCTGCAACACGTAGCGCACCTGTTGTTGCGCTTGTAGCTGCCGATGTACTGTTAACAGCAGCAATACCACCAATTGTTAACGCACCACCGAATGTTGGTGATGTTGTCCACTGTGGAACAGCTCCGTCACTAAACAATACTGAGTTATTAGGACCAATTGATAAGTTAGTTAAACTATCAGTTGCACCTGAGTAAATCAAGTCACCTGCTGTGAAACTTGCTAGTCCTGTACCACCTTTATTAGTTGGTACACTGCTTGACAAGTTAGCTGGGTTAGTATAATAGTTACCTGCTTGTCCGCCTAAGAATCCTGCATCAACAACACCACTCTTAATGCTAACTTGTCCATTGGATGTAGTAAACTGTAGTTTATTAGTTCCTACAACACCCAAGTTAGTATAGTTAGTATCGCCACCTGCATCATCAGCTCTTGAAACATCTAATGCTAGTTCTGAATAGTACTTGTTAAGTCCATCATCTGGATCAGTAAAGAAGTCGCCAGTTACAGATATTGGACTATCTGCTGTTGGTCTAATATTCTGTACTGCTAGTACCCAAGCACTGTTACCGTTAAGCAGTCTTAAGAACGACTGATCTGTTGCACTTCCTTCTGGTGCCAATCTCGAAGGATCAATAACACCCGAAACAATTGCACTTGCATCGAAGCTACTTGAAGCAAGTATACCCCAGTTATTAAGTGTTGTTGAACTTGTGTTTACTGTTCCAACAATAGCAACGTTTTGTAGTGTAAGTGTAATTGAACCTGTACCAGTGTCAGTTAAATCAACTGCATTTAGCGATACACCGTTTGTACTTGCTAATGCATCACCGCCTTGTTCATGTAACGTAAATGTATTAGTTGTTACACTACCAACAAAGTAAGTTGTTTGGTCTAATAACCCAGCTGGTGCATCACTAGCACTTAATCTTACAATATCACCTGTAGCAAACGTGTGTGATGGAATGTTGAAAATATCGTTATCAACTGATATTACATCATGTGCAAATACATGGTTACCTGATGTTGAACCACCTAATAGTATCTGTGAGCCTGATGTAAATGCATAGTTTGCGTAAAGTTCAAATGTATCTATATCTATTACTTTAACAAAGTATGTTTCGCCATCAACTAAGTTACCTATTACTGGGTTACCATTTCTGCTATACTTAACAGCTTCACCACTTACAAGACCGTGTCCTGTAACTTCAAATTCACTGTTTAAGTAGTCAATATCACCGCCTGCGCCAATATCAGCACCGTTAGCAATAACATTTGTAGTTGCTGTTACATCTGCAATAGTTTTAACAGTTGCATTAGCATCTTGTATGTAATCTGGTGAACCTTCATTAGCACTAAACTTAGTAAAGCCGCCTGATAGATCAATAAACAATCTAGTTTGTACTGTAGCAATGTTAATACTAAAGCCTGCACCAGTTCCGCCAATAGCTGACGCTGCTGCACTTAGTGTGTCACCTGCTGTATAGCCTGTTCCACTTGCTGTTAGCTGAACACTTTCAACTACGCCACCTGTGACAATAACATCACCAACTGCACCTGAACCTGTGCCGCCTGTTAACGTAACGTCTTTGTATGCTGCTGTTCCTGTAGATGGAGTATAGCCAGTACCTGCTGTAAATGTTGCATAGTTAAGTGATGCAATGTTACCATATGTTGGTCCTGCTGTAATATCACCTTGTGCGCCTGCGTTAGCACCAATTACTTCAGTAATGCCAGTAAAGTCATATGTGACGCCATCTTCAAGTACTAAGTACTGACTAATAGTGTCACTCTTCATAAAGTAGTTGTCAACAATTTCTTCTGTTGCGTTAACAGTAGTTGGAATAACACCTGACTGCGCAACACCATTAACTTCAAGCTCGCCTGTAGTGTTAAATGTACCAGTAACGTCTGCTAATGTTATAACCGTATTACCAATAATTGTATTTTGGTTATAACCAAATGCTCCAGCATTACCAACCTGGGTAATTTCATCACCTTTGTTAGCTGTTATGTTGTTGGATACTACAATAATTGCTTGATCATATGTTTCACTTGCGTTATCACCTGCAATTACTTCAACTGGTGGAACACGTTCTGAAAGTCTTAATCTACCTTCCCACTCATCAACATTGTATGTTGTAATACCACGTGCTGGTGGTAATAAGTCTGCGTTGATTTGTCCTGCTGAGTTTAACTGTACAACAGCACCTGGTACTGCGTTAGAACTAACGTTCTTATCTAGTACGTTACCAAGTCTATTAGCAACAAAGCTACGTATAGCAAGCTGAGTTGATACACGAGTATCTTTGGCGCCGCCAATTTCATTATCACCCAAGCCTACGTCTGTGGAGAACTCCTCAATATTAACATCTGATAAGCTCAAACGTAATACAGCAAGTTCGCCAACTGTAACTCTTGCATTAAACGCAATTTCACCTGACTTGTTTTCAGCAACAATAAACGAACCAACTTTAAAGTCACCAAGTTCGTTAGTACCTGAAGCGTAAACTCGTCCTGGTAGTTCTGAATATTGCTCAAACTCTGTACCTTGGCTCTTACCGCCGTTTTGAGGTAGTGCGTTATAGTCAACACCCGAACCTGAATATTCCCAAGTATGTGATGAACTGTTAACAATTGAAGGTCTGTGGAAACTAATCTTGTTACTTACTGCCTGACTTGGATTTTGTATACTGTTGTCAGGTACTGTTGAGTCAACAGTAAATGTTGCTGTCCAGTAATCAGTTCTTGCTACAGCTGATTCAATTGTGTATGCTGGAGAAATAAGTGCTCCTGCAACTTGTGTAATTGTTGACGTTTCTTCAAAACGTACTGTAATTGGTTCATCTGCACCAACGTTAGTACCTTCGTTAGAAACAATAAGGGTTCTAGTTAAATGGTCCCAATCAAGTACATATGCAGTATTTTCAAAACTAGCAGTACTACCTAATAGTGCATCACCTGTATTAAAGCTATTAATTGATAAACTTTGTCCGTCTGTTAGAACAAGTGTTTGATAGTTGTTATGCTCATTTAATATACCTTTAACAGTAAATTCTTCTGCATTTAATGTAAATGAATGTGTTCCAGTACCTGGAGAAACTTCAGTTGCAAATGTTAAAGAGTTATCATTAAACAGTCTAAATGTGTCTGTATCAATAATGTTTACGTAGTACTGTCCTTGATCTAATAATCCTGGAATATCTTCATTACTGTTACTATTATAATATACTGCTTGATTATTTGTAAATCCATGATCTATAATAGTAATAATGTTTGTAGCAGCATCTATATTAGTTGCGTCAAATGATACTTCAGTAGTTGCTTGTTTGTAATCTGCTGTAATATCAGTGTTATCGTCCTTATCTCTAATTCTAATAACAAATTGTTCAATTGGTGAACGACCTGTACCAATACTTGTAAATGTATTGCCGCCGTCGAATCCACTTGAAACAATTGTTCCTCTATCAAACAAGAATGCATTTTGTGAATAACCACTTGCACGTAGTGCATACAAACCAAAGTTTGAAGCTGAGTTAGTAATTGATAAGTAACCACCTGACTGACAGTAACTACCGTTAAGCATGAAGATTTGGAAACAACTAACAATCTGTGCATAAGCATCGTTAATTACTAACCAACCTGTACCACCAAACGATAATGTAGTAAATGCGTTCGAAACCATTGACTTACCTTGTTCTGGTATGCCGTCTCCGAAGCTAACTGGAGTTTCAACTTCTTCAAGTATTTTTGGAATGTTTGGAGTAGTAATTTTACTACCATCAACCTTTGCACCGTTTGCACCTAAGAACGATATAATTGAACAGTTCTGGATATATGGTGAAGTTGTAATAATTGGTTTAGTATTACCAATACCAAAATAATCAGTTCTATCAACTGATGTATCAGCTGGATCATCAAATGCTAATGCAAAATCAAACGTATATGTTGGAATATTGTTTTCGTCTAGTGCATCTTTAAACGTTACACCAAAGATATATGTACCATTACGTGTACGGAACATATCCTTACCAGCGTTAAGTGGTCTAATAACAACTGAACGAATTGAATCACCAACAATAGTAACAAAGTCTGGAACAATAATTGGGTTGTTAACATAAAAGTCACCTGCTGACACTGCAACAGTAATTGGAATAATATCAAATCTTGCTTCAACAATATCTGGTATATCACCTTCATTAATAATTATAAACACATCAGTAAATAATGATGTTATTCTCGTGCCTGTGTCAGCACCAGTTGAATCTGCAATCATTAAGTTTCTTAAATATGTATATGCTGCTACTGTAGCTTCTTTTTCAGCAACACTGCCTAATTGTAATACACCAAAGCTATAATATGCATCAGCTGCAATGTACGACTGTACGTTACCGTTATACATAAGATCATGACTTATTGCGTCAATTAAGAATCCTGTATCTCTTTCACACGTTGCACTATCATAAGTTAAATCAGGATAGTTTGTTGCAATCCAACTAGTTACCGACGATATATAAGTCGCTTTATTAGTTTGGAAAGTAGACACTGACGTTGCAGCATCTGCTGGTGTGTAGTTGTTACTTGGGAATGCATTTGCAATGTTATTATCAATCCAAGTAATAACGTCTGCTGATACACTTTGCTGACCTGCTGTTCCAAGTGAAGCATATTGTGTTTGGAATGTACCACTTGTCCAACTAATATCAGGCTCTGATCTAACTGGCAATGTGCCGTCATTAGTCAATGTATCTATAAGTTGTTGAACTAATGCTTCAGCTTGGTTTCCTGCTGTTGCACTACCTGCTGTACCTGATGTATCTTGCGTTTCTTGGTTTCCTGCTGATACAACAACTGCTGTTTCAATAATAACTTGTTCTGCAATAGTTTTTAATCGAGTGTATGCAGCAATAGTTTCATCTTTTTCGTCTGTGCCATATTGCGCTACACCATCTTTATAGTAAGCATTTGCTGCGTCATAAGTTTGTAAGTTGCCGCCGTATGTAATATCATAAACAAGTGCGTCAACAAGCAATCCAATGTCTCTTTCACACTTCTCTGTATCATATACAAAGTCTGATGTAAACGGAGGTTGCGATGCACCTATTTGTCCAGCAATCCATGCACTAACTTCTTTTTGCATAAATGTTTTGTTAGCAATTAATTGTGCTGCTGCATTTGCGTAACCAGAATCACTAGCATTACTTGCGCCGCCAGTTGGTGTTGGGAAGCTATATGCATCTACTGCGTCTTCGCCATTTTGAACTATATCAATAATTTCGTCCCAAAGCGCATTTGAGCGTGAAATTAACGTAGCATCACTAAGAATTGCTGCTGTTAATACCTTAGCTTCGCCAAACGCCGCAGCAGTTTGAGGCTTTTGACTAGACGTTACAACAATGCCTGTGCCACTTAGATAACGTTTTGCACTTGCAACTGATCTATAATTACTGTTAAAGATAGCATCAAGACGTACTGCATCTACAAGGTATTCAGTATCTCTTGCACACTTAACAGAATTATATGTAAAGTTGTTCCAAATATTACCTTTGTCAGTAACACCTGTACTAATAAGATCAATAACAATATCCCAAAGAAGTGCTATTTCAGCTTGTTCAATACTATCAGCATACTCTAGTGATAATCCTTTAGCGTATCCAAATGCTGCTACTGTTTCTTCTTTTTGGGCTGCATTTACAACACTTGCTGTGCCACGTGCATACGATCTACCTGCTACAGCTGAAGCAAAGTACGATCCTGTAATTAAGTCATAGCATACTGCATCAATAATTAAACCAATGTCACGTTCACACGTTGCAACATTGTAAATAAATCCGCTAAATGTACCTTTAATAAAACGTGTTGTTGCTGTTTGTATTACAGATTTAGCATTTTGTAATGCATTGTAAGTATTAAGTTTAGTACTTACACCAACAAGCTCAGGAGCAGTTTTTGCTGGTCTAGTTAATACTAATAATAATTCGTCAAATCGTTCTCTAACGGTTGCAACTGCTGATTGAGTCTCAAGGTTAGTATATAATTTTTGGAATGGTGCAACATTAGTATACGTTGGCGTATATGCTGTATTAGTTAAAATACCGTCTACACATAAGTCTCTAGTAAATTGAATTGATTTCAATGTTTGGAATAACTGTTGCTTCATTACTTTAGCAATTGCCAAGTAACTTAGTCCGCCTTCTACTGACTTTTGATTTCCGCCTAGTACAATGTCATAGGCCACTGCGTCAACAATTAATCCAATATCACGCTTACATGTAGCTCTATTATAATCAAACGTAATAGTGTTTAAGTAGAATATTGATTCTGTAACCATTGCTGATTGTGTGCTGTTAAGTCCTGTTGCTGCATCTGTAAGATCTGATACGTTCCAAGCTGTGGACGGTTCAATTGCAGCTGGCAATGCTGACAAGTCGCCATTAGTAATTGTATCTTCAACAATTTGTACTAAGTTTTGTACTAAAATTCCAGTTGCTTCGTCAGCATTTTGAGTTGATGTATCTTGTACTTGTGCATTGCCTGATGATTTAGATACAGTAATACCTCTAACTATCTGTGCTACAACAGTTTGTAATCTATTATATGCTGCTGCCGTTGCATTAGCTTCTGCACCACTAAGTTCGTTTGAACCAAAGAAGTATGCCGCTGCTGCAAATCTTGTAGCACTATTTCCGCCGTATAATATGTCATAGCTTAGTGCATCAACAACAAATCCAACTCTTTCTTTAGTTTTACGAGGAATATATCTTAAACTACCGTAGTTAACATCTAACCACGCAATAATTTCGTCTTGTAAAAATTCTCTATTAAGTTGTAAATGATCTTTAGCATATTCAGTGTCAGTTGCACCAGTTGGTGAAGTAAATGTTAGCGCATTTGCAGAACTGTTACCGTTTGTAATAATATTAATAATTTCATCAAACGAATTAGTAACAGATGTTGTTGCATTTGGAAAATCAGCTACATCACTAACTAGTAATGCTCTTGCTTTAAGATCTGTTATAGTAAGTAAAAACTCACGTAACTGGTCAATGAATACATTTGGTGCTTCAACAATATTGTATGCTCTACCTGCTGTAACAGAATTATAGTTTGTACTTAATCCGACGTCTAGTTCTGCTGCATCGATAAATGCACCTAATTTAGCAGTAAAGTCGGCTGGGTCATAAACATATCCAGTAAAGTTATTTTCAATGTATTCAATAACTGACTGCTGGATTCCAGAAACACCGTTTAATAAGTTTGTTGCTGCTGTTGTAACAGAACCTGTTACCCATGCTATGTCAGGATTAATTTTATTTGGTAGTTGAGTAAGTCCTTGATCAATTACACCAATGATAACATCAATTAATGCTTGTAGATTTTGAATTTCTACAATTAGTAATGGATCTAATTCTTCTGGTGGTTCACCAGTTGGCTCTGTGCCAGTTGGTCCGCCTGTTGGTGGAGCTGCTGTAGGTGTTCCGCCGCCAGTGCCGGTTCCGCCAGTACCAGTTCCAGTTTCCTCAGTTGGCGTACCAGTTGGTCCTGTATCGGTTGGATCAACAATAATCGGGTTACCTTCTTCGTCAATTGCTTCAGTAAAGTCAGTACCTGCAATTGCGCCTTCAACCCAATTTTTTAATTCTGAGTATAGTGCTGAAGTAATTACTCTTTGATCTGGTGGTAATTGGTTAACAGCATTTTCATAATACATAGAAGCATTATAATGTGTAGCACTGTTACCGCCATATGTTATATCGTAGCATAATGCGTCAAGTACATAACCTACGTCTCTACGACATTTTGCAGTATCATACACAAGTGCAGGGTAGTTAAGTGCTAACCAACTAATTGCTCTATTTTGAATAAGTATTCTTTTGTCTTGTAGTACATCCTTGGCTTCAACTTTAAATTCTGAAACGCCAACTGGTGATGGATACTGCACAGGTCTTGTTGACCCGTCTTCAGTAACACCGTTTTCAATAATGTATACAACCTCGTCCCATGCTTCGTCATTACGGAATTGTGCAACTGCATCAGAATTTGTAAGCACTGTTGCTAACGTTTTAGCATGTTTTAAACTTTCTACAGTTTGGATATTTTGATAATTTCCTAAGTACGCACTTGTACCTCTAGTATACGATAATCCAGCTGTAATTTGATTATAATTAGTACCTAATAAAATATCCCAATATGCTGCATCTACAATAAGCCCAGTGTCTCTACGACATTTTACTTCTTTATATGCACCAGGATACTTTTGATCTAAGTATATAATTGAGTTTTGTCTAACGGCTGCTGTTTCGTCTTGGATTGTACCTCTGTCGGTATTACCAGGATCAAAGTTAAAAGCAGCAACGTATGCTGGATTAGTTATTATAACAGGATAGTTAACATTATCTTGATATGTTCTTTCATTTAATTGTGTTAACAATGCAATAGCTGCTGCTGATTCAACACTACTACCATTTGCTGCATCAGTAACCTGTGCTACTGACGATTGCGATGGTACTGATATTGTGTTGCTTTCGATTACATCATCAATATAATTTACTAAATGTGTAATTGCTTCTCTATATTGTGCTTCGACACCTGTAATATTATCATCACCAGATGCTAGCCAATCAGTCTGTGCTATTGTAGCAGTATTACCACTATACTGTAAATCATATGCTATTGCATCAATTAAGTCATTATAAAAGTCTTTCCATACTGCTTGTGAATATGTTAAGCCGTTGTTAAAAGGTGAATTACCAGCAAGTATTTCTGCTTCAATCCAAGCAATCTGTTCTTCAGCAATAAACTCTTTGTTTCTTCTTAGAAGAGCAACACCATTTGTAAGTGTTGTTATTGCAGTTGGATTTGCAGTAAAGTATATTTCGCTCATTGCTTGAGCATCGTCAAGATCAGTCCATATAATTTCAACAATAGATGCCCATAGTGTTCTAATAGCAGGAAGTGTTGCTGCATCAAGTGGCGCAATAAGTTCTATTCTAGTAAGAACATATTGTATAAAATCAATGTATTTTGCTTTTTGGCCGTCTGTTGCAAATGCTTTTTGCTTTTCAGCTAATTCTAATGCTAGTACTGTTGATTTATAATTTGTTGCAAATACAATATCTTCTGTTACAGCATCAATTAATTTAACTACGTCATTGCCAAAGTCTGTTTGATCAAACTCTGGAAAAAAGTTAACAAAGTTTGCTTCAATAAACGCAATTGCTTCTTCTTTAATATATGGCTTGTTATCACGCAATAATTTCTTAGCGTTAAAGAATTCTCTACCCGGATCTACTTTTGGACGATATGATAAATCTGCTGCAATTTGTGTTGCTCGCGTAATTGACTTAACTGGTTGGCTAGTACCGTCGTTTTCGTCATTACCATATTTGTCTGAAACATAAACTCTGTTTCCGCCAAACGCATCTGGCCTGCCCCAAAATGTGTTTCCTTGTCCGTCTGTTGTTAGTACAGCAGGGTCAATTGAATCTTCTGGTGGAAGTTTAATAATATAGCTAAAGTTAACATCATCAGGTGCTTGTATACCTACGTATTTGTTGTCGTCAGCATCATTAAAGAATAATGTTTCTGCTGCATTAACAGTAATTGGTCCGTTAAATTCGGTACCGTCTGCTTCGATAACAACTTTAGATACGCCGTCTATACTTGCAGTAATACTTGCTTTAGTACTGTCCTGAGCGTCTAATACTTTTAATAAAGTATCGCCTTGGAAAATACTTGACGATGCAAAATCTGGATCAACCGCCTGTAGCGCAACAATTTCACCGTTTTCCTTTTTGGTAAAAATTTTACCATCAGCAGTGTTAATTGCAATTTGACCTGTTTCGATCTGTGAGTCTGTAGGTACTCTTCCCGGTACACTACTTCTAATGTGTTTTAGTTTACTAGCCATTTATTTTCTTCCTATATAGGTAAAGGGTTGAAACACCTGTCTTCCCTTAGTCTTTAAGCATATATATGCTTGTATTTTTATTTATCCTTAAAAGGTTCCTTCGTCGATCACATCGGTCCATACTGGAACATTTGATGCATCTGTTGTTAAGATTCCAAAACTTGTTGTTGCATTTGACCCAGGAGCACTTTCGCCTGTGGTCTGCATCACACCTGTGCCGTTACCGTACACAATACTATTTGACGGCATAGTAGTTAAACCTGTACCGCCATATTGTGGCATAAGTTGATTGTCTAACTCTAAGTCACCATTTACAACAATAGTTGTTCTAAACGTTGTTTCGCCATTTGTGTCACCAATCATAATAGTTGATGCTGCACCAAATGCATTAATAACTGTTGCATTAGTATTTAAAACATCAATTGTACCTACGTCAGTAGTTGTAATAGCATTATTAACACGAATATTATTTGTATAGACATTTGCCCACTGCTTAGTTGTACTACCTAAGTCATAAGTGTCAGCAGTATCTGGAACAATATTAGATATAAAATCTGCTTGTACTTCAACAGTATCAACTTCGTTATCACCAATTCTTATATTTCCGCCTAATGTAATGTCTCCAGTAACATCTAAGTTACCTGTTACATTTGTATCGGCTTCTAAATTAATTGCGCCTGTGCCGCTTGTACGTAAATCAAGATCGGAATTTGTATTAATTGTTGCAATAACATTACCAGTAATATTAATTTCGCCGTTTTCTAATGATTCAGTACCGCCTAAATCAAATCCGCCAAGTGCTGATATCTTGCCGTCTGCGTTAACACTAAGTTGTGTATCGCCTAGATAAATTGTGCTACCACTTAGAAAAAGGTCTCGCCATTTGTTACTTGCAGAACCTAAGTCGTAAACTTCGTCAGCGTCAGGGATAAGATCTACGCCAATTGTGTCACCGTCTTGAAGTCCTAAAGAACCTGTTAAGCGTCTCCAGTCTAAAGCAGATGTGTCTGGGTCAGCACCAATATTATCACGTAATGCAATGTAAAGTCTATCACTTTGTACTACAAGTTCGTTTGCTTGGTATTGAATGCCTGCGCCCCAAGAGTCTCTCCAGTTTAAACCTGCAACTAAAATTTCCCAGTTTGCACCATCGTTTTCGAATGTTGTAGGATCTGCTGTATGTCCTGTAATACACAAATAAACAGTAACACCATAACGTACTACGTTGCCTACTTTATAATATGTACCACCTGTCCATTCAGATTCCCATTCGAATCCTCCTGCCATGATCTCCCAACTACCAAGATCTCTATCTGCATAGAAGTTTGATTGACCTGTGTGTCCTGCCTTACATACGTATGATGTTCCGCCGTAACGTACAACATCATCTCTTAGGTATGCGGTGCCGGTCTGCCACTCCCCTTTCCATACAAATCGTAATCTACCTAGATTAAATTCTGCCATTTTCCTTATCCTTTAATTCAGCACATGCGCTTTGCATGTATTTATCTTTTATTTTATTATCCTAACGGATCTATTCTAACTATGAGTTCTCCGTCAGCATTAACTTCATAGTCTATGTTTTTCGAATCCCAGCGATATTGTTGGTATCGCATATTTTCTATTTCAGGATCGTCTTCTTTATTTGGTAAACGTTTATCAAAAAAGTCTACCCCGAACTCAAAATTTTCAAAGTCCTTTGTACTATCAGGTCCAGATTCATTTAAATTAACACTAGATGTTTTGTCTAGTACCATATCTATCTTTGTCAAATACAAAAATTCGTTTTCGTCTATTCTTAATGCATAAAAATATCTTCCTCCGTTGTATTGATCAAGGATTAAGTCTGGTCCGTTTCCTACGTAATAATTTCCACTCATTTATTTCTCCTTATACAATTTCAACAAAGCTCATTAAGACATCTATACTGTCATCAACGCTTGATACTACCATTAATTCATTACTAGAAGCTACAATTAATTTTTCGCCTCCATTAACTGCCCGTAAACTTCCGCCTGGCGGTATCATTACATCTTTGAGATAATACCCTGTTGTGTTTGTTTCGTCTGTTAACATTACGCTAACTAACACAGCCTTATCTGCTAATAAATTTGTAAGGCTGAGTCCAATTACTGTTGCTCTAGAATTAGCTTGAGTCTGAGCAATTTGTACAGGAGTTGTTCCTACCTGCGTTAATACTTTATTTTTAAATAGTGTTGCCATTTTTTTATCCTAAACTTAATACAATTTCTAGTGCTAAATCTTCTGCATCTGCTCTTGATATACCACTTGCTGAACCAGCAACTGATACCCAATTTTGTCCGTCATATACTTCAACACGACTGTCAGTAGTGTTAAAACGTGTAACACCAACTACTGGTGCTCCTGGTCTTTGTATACTTGTACCTACTGGAATTACAAACCCTTCAGTATCTCCAAATTTAAGATACCCGTTGCCTGTTTGTACAATTTCAGTGTTTGATCCTGGTACAGTATTAGTTATAGTATTTTCTGCTATACGGAAATTTTCTAATACTACTCCGCCAGTTCCTTGTGCTTCAATATTAATATCAGTATTATTATTTACTGAACTAATAGTAGAATTTTCAATTAAAATATTATCAATTTCAAGTCTTGGTGTTTCAAGTCCTGTACTGTCTAAAGTTGCTGCTAGTGATCCATTTGTATAAAATCTAATAGCACCATCATTTGCACCCGGAGTTAGTTCTGCTGTAATATAGGTGTCTCTGTCAGTATCAAACACTCCTCCCAAGCTAGTCCAGTTTGTGCCATTATATCCTTCAAAGTCATTTATGTCTGTATTGAATCTTAAACTGCCTGTATAACTAGTAGCTGGCTGTTGTGCTGTTGTACCCGACGGAAGTACTAAACTACCTGTTGACGAAATTATTAATGCATCACCAGAACCTATAATTAGATCAGCATTACCTACTGTTGAAATTGTATTATCTTTAATTTGTATAGTACCAAAATCAATAGAGCCAGTACCCGATGCACGTAATTCTAAATTACTATTAGTATTCGTTGTAGTGATAAAGTTATCTTCAATTAAAATATTACCAGTACTAAACGTATCACTAGAAATAAACGAATTTGATGTTACAACACTATTTGCATATATTGTTCCATCAACTGTTAAATCTTGTAGCATTCTAACATTATTATTTGGAACTAATACTTCGCCTGTGCCGCTCGCACTTAGTTCTAAGTTTGCATCTGTTGATGTAGTTGTAATAATGTTATCATCAATTAATATTTCTTCAAACTGGAATGCACCCGAAACATCAAAGTTGCCGCCGACAATAATATTACCATTAATAGTTGTGTCACCAGTTTGTGTGTAGTCACCAATGTGTGTTATTGTTCCGTTAACATTTAAATCATTTAAAGTAGTAGTTCCAAGAATAGTTAGATCTTCACCAAATTCTACGTCAGCAGTTTCTATTCTAACAGCATCTCCTGGATTTGCTTCTAAAATAATATCAGCACTAGAAGTAATATAGTTTCCTATTATTGATATAGTACCAGTACTAAATGTAGATGCTGATACAGAGAACGTATTGTTAATAGTGTCTGAATTTATAGTAGAAGTTTGTGCTAATATATCTCCAGTTACTGATAAATCATTTTGATCAATAATAACTTCGTTGCCTGTGTTTGGTCTAAGAATTAAGTCAGTATTTGTTGAATTTGGATCTATGGATATTACATTATTTGAAAACACCATATTGTCTAAAGTAGACGTACCAGTAACATTAAGTTGTCCAGTAAGCACTACGCCACCGTTTACCGTATAATCACCTGTTTGAATTGTATTACCAACATGTGTAATTTGTCCAGTAACGTTTACGTCAGCAGTTGTTGTTGATCCAATTACTGTTAAGTCATTAGTAATTTCAACATTGCTTGTAGGAACTTTTATTTCACCAGTGCCGCTTGCACGTAGTTCTAAATTACTGCTAGTAACAGATGTTGTAATTGTATTATCATCAATTAATATGTCGCCTGTGCCAAACGAATCACTAATTATTTGTCCTGAATTTACAATTGATCCGCTAGTTATTACTCCGTTAACTGTTAAATTATCTGTAATAACAACATCATTAAGGGGTATTAGTACTTCGCCAAGTCCATTTGCACGTAGCTCTAAATCTGCACTTGTGTTAGTAGTTGTAATAAAGTTGTCATCAATTAATATTTCTTCAAATTGTGCTGAGCTAAGTGCTGTTAAATCACCAACAACTTGCAAGTTACCAGTTAGATCAAAATTACCACTTTGTACTGTACCGCCTTGTTGTGTTAATGTACCTGTTATACTTGTTTCTTGTAATGTAGTCTCGCCTGTAACTGCAAAATCATTAGTAACAGTTAAATCGGAATCTACATTAATTGTGCCAGTACCGTTGGCTTCTATAATTAAATCGTCACCTGGTAGTATTGTTTTAACAAGATTGTTGATAATTCTAATTTTAGCAGTTTCAAACGACCCTGAAGTTATTAAGCCAGTATTATTAATATTTTCAGTTGTTGTTATTCCTAAAATTTCTAAGTTGTTATTAATTAACACATCATTGTTAGGAACTAATACTTTTCCAGTGCCTGCTGCTCTTAATTCTAAATCACTACTGGTTACAGTTGTAGTGATAAAGTTATCATTAATTAAAATATTTTCAAATTGCATTTCTGCATTAACTGAAAATAATCCATTGACTGTGTAGTTACCGTTAATGACTGCATCGCCTGACTGTGCGTAATTTCCGGTATGTGTTATATCTCCAGTGATTACTGTGTTATCTAAAGTTGTTAAGCCAGACACTGTTAAGTCATTTGTAATACTAACATTACTATTAGGAATTAATACTGAGCCAGTTCCACTAGCATCAATTACAAGATCGGAATTACTTTGTACTGCTCTAATAACATTTCCAGCTATTTCAATTTCGTCGGATATAGTTAATGACGGAGTAAGCACAGTACCAACGTTAATAGTTCCAGCTTGTAAAGTATTAGATGCTTCAATTTCAATGTTTTGTTCAAATACTGCTGCATTATTAATCAGTACGTTGCCGGTGCCACTTGCACTTAATTCTAAATCTGCATTTGTAGATGTAGTTGTAATTTTATTATCGTCGATTAATATTTCTTCAAACTGTGCTGCTCCAGAAATATCTAAATCTCCGGTTACATTTAAGTTTCCAGTTAGATCAAAATCACCAGTTTGATTAGTTTGTCCGATATGAGTTAAACTACCAGATACGGTTGTATTTTGTAATCGTGTAGCTCCAACAACTTCTAATTCTTGGTTCATAACTACATTGTTTTGATCTACCCTAACAAATGCAAGGGCATTAGCACGTAGTTCTAAATCATTGTTAGTATTTGTTGTGGTAATTACGTTATCTTGTATTTCAATGTCGCCGGTGCTAAAGATATCAGATGTAATAGTTGTTGTAACATCTAACACTGGTGTAGACAAAGTTCCGTTAACTGTTAAGTCGTTTGTAACTTCTAGTCTGTCTTGTATCCTAACTATACCATTGCCGTCGGCACGTAGTTCTAGATCTGCATTTGTTATATTAGTAGTAATAAAGTTAGTGTCAATTAAAATATCATCAATAACAGCACTGCCGCCTGTAAGGGTCAATGCACCATTTATTATATAGTTACCAGTAGTAAGTGCATCACCTGTATATGTTGCATCGCCTGCATGAGATAGCTGACCTACAATAGTAGTATTAAGTAAATTTGTAGTGCCGCTTGCAACAGTAAGTCCTTGGTTGAAAACACCTTTACTATTAAATACAATTTCGCCGGTGCCGTTAGCAACAAGATCTAAGTCTGTACTTAATACTGTTGTAGCAATTTCGTTGCCTGTTATTTGTATATCACTAATATTAAATGTCGGTGCTGTTACGTCTACTGTTACATCTATATTATTAGCAGTTATATTATTAGTAACATCAAGATCATTTTCAATTACAACTTGATTATTTGGTATCAGTACTCTGCCTGTACCTGCTGCACGTAGCTCTAAATCTGCACTTGTAGATGTAGTAGTAATAAAGTTGTCATTAATTAATATTTCTTCAAACTGTACTTCTGAATCAAACGTAACTGTTCCAAAAACATCTAAGTTTCCAGTAATGTTTGTATTGCCTGTCTGCGTATAATCACCAGTATGTGTTATAGTTCCGTTAACAGTTAAATCTTGTACGTCAGTTGCGCCTGCTACTGTTAGTGTTTGACCAAATACAACATCATTTGTATCAACATGTATTTCGCCGGCACCGCTGGCTCTTAAAACTAAATTACTACTTGTTTGAGTAGTTGTTATTGTATTATTAACTATATTAATATCGCTAGAACTAATAGAAGCAGATTGTATATTTCCTATTACATCAATATTTTGCGATGTAAGTTTAATTCCAACATTTAAATTGTTGGTAATTTCTAAATTATTATTCGGTATAACTACAGAACCTGTTCCTGCTGCACGAAGTTCTAAATCTGCACTTGTGGTAGTAGTTGTAATAAAGTTGTCATCAATTAATATTTCTTCAAATTGTGCAGTTTCAGAAACAGTTAAATTCTGACCAATAGTTACATCACCTGTAATATCAGTATCTCCGGTAATTGTAACAGTACCTGTTACATCGAAGTCTGAATTAATTGTAACATCATCGAGTATTGTATTTCCGTTTACAGTTAAATCATTTGAAATAATAACATTGTTACTCGGTACACGTACAACTCCAGCGCCGTTTGCACGAAGTTCTAAATCTGCATTTGTTCCAGTAGTTGTAATATAGTTGTCATTAATTTCTATATCATCAACATATAATCTATTTGACCAAAGGTCTCTCCAACGCAAACTTGGACTACCTAAGTCGTAAGTATCAGATGTAGTTGGAAACATTCCGCTATCAATATTAGCAGCAAAACTAATTGAATCTGTGCTTTGATCGCCTATTGTAATGTTACCTGCAACAGTAACATTACCAACAACGTCTAAGTCTCCAGTAATATCAACATTATCTTGTAAATTAATTTGACCGCTTGCTGCTGTAATATTAGCATCACCAGATAAGGTTTCTAATGTATTATTACTTAGACGCCAGTTACCGGTTTCAATTTTGTCACCTCTAATTAGTGTAGTATTTGTTCCATCTGTAATTTCAATACCATTAGTAGTATCAATATTAAAAGATGCATTACTAAATTGTATAGCACCGTTTTCTTGGTCAATAACAAATAAATCGCCTACTCTAAAATCGCCTTTATGGTCAACTGTCGAATAATAAACTTTTGCATCATTTGTTTCTACAATTTCGTTTGCTTGTATTACAGTGTTAGGATCATTGTCAACATCTTTACCGTTACCAATATATGCAACATTATGGCCAATTGCGTACATAACAACGCCAGGGCCGTCGCCTACAAGTCCTTCATTACCGTAAACACTTGCTGAACCAATTAAACGTATTTCTGCGCCAAAGTCTGAAAGATCAACTAGTGTAGTTTTACTTGCTGTAGCGCCTCCACTAAATCTAATATCTTGTCCGCTTATTCCGTCGTCAACAATATCTGTTGATCCGTCTAAGCCTTCAAAATGTAATAATAAAATAGTTCCATCTTCGCCTACAAATGGAAGTGTGCTAGGAGTAAAGTTAGCAGTATATTTGGCTTCGCCTTTAACAATTCTAACTTCATCAAAGTTACCATCTACAAAAGAAGTATCATTAAATCCTGCACCTATTCTTATACCTGTCTCAACATACGTTGTATTATCGGTCCATGTACTACCTTCTTGTGTTCCGTTGATAAACAGTTTAGTGTTTGTGCCTTCTCTTGTTACAGCAACGTGATACCAAGTACTTGTGGTAGGTGTTGTTGTTCCTGTAATTACTTCTGTACCATTAACATAATATGCAATTTTGCTCGAACCGTTAATATAAATTACAGGAGCTGCCTGTGACGCAGTTGTTCTTTGATCGTATAAGTTGCCTGATACTGCATCAAAATATACATAAAACTCAATAGTAA